GGTGTCTGCATCCAGCTGCACGCCGAGTTCGGCCGCGGCCTGACGCTCTCGTGCAATCTGCTGAAGGTTTTCCTCGAGGTCGCCGCCGAGCTGCGCACAGATCTGCGCTTTGGTCATATAGCCAGCTGCTTCCATCTCGCGGTAAGCCTTCACTTCCTTGAGTGGATCAACCCAGCTCCAACCACGCGCCAGCCATTTCGGGCTGTCATAGCGCTCAGGCCGCAACTCATAGTCAGGCAGCGAGAGGTCGCCACTGAGCACCGCAACGTCGAGCCACTCGCGGAAGACCCGCATGTGGAAGTTCTCGATCAGATACTCCTGCACCACACGCCAGTGGTCGCGATCCTCAAGCAGGCTCAGTCGGCTGCTGCTGTAGTTCGTCTCCGAGAAGTCTCTCGACAGGGTCTCGTAAGAGCAGCCAAAGCCAGCAGCAAACCGACGTGTCTTCGCACGCACGAAATCTTCGTACTGCGCGTCGGGAGAGCGCAGGTCCGGCACCGTCACCTGTTGGCCCGGCTCGAGGTATTTGAAGACCCCAGGTTCGAACTCTGTGATGCGCTGCTCGTTTTCAACGTCATCAGCCTCAAGCTCTCCCTCCGGCGTGGTCACAAAGCCCATGAGGCTTGCGGCCGACCTCGCCCTCACAACAGCAGCTTCTTCATATCCAGCCAGCTGGTGTGCATCGGTAATCACCGGTGCGAACCAGGGCACACCGCGGTGTTGCGAAGGGCGTTCCGGCACAAACAGGTGAATCACGTCACGCGCCGGCAAGAACACATGCTTGCGGTTTTCGCGATCGGGCGTGCCGGCAAACCAGTAGTCGCCTGGGTGGCGCGTGAGGAACGCATACTGCACCGGCCGGCCATAGCGGTCGATCTCGACCCCCATGCGCCATTCGTTGCCCTTGGCGCTCACCGCACCGTTGTACTCATCGTCCAGCAGGTCGCTCTCGATGATTTCCAGTGCGATCGGAATTTTGCTGCCGCCGAATGGCTTGCGATGGATGCGGAACAGCACTTCGCCGCTTTCAGGCAATGCGCCAACCGACAGCCACTCAAACATATGGAAGCTGCTCTTGCCGGCCACGTCACAGTGATCCTTGCGGCACCAGCGCTCCCACTTGCCTTCGATCAGTGCATTGATCCGATCGTCGCGCTTGTTGCCGCGCAGGCTCATCACCTGCGACTGCATCTTGATGCCTTGGCCGACGACATTGATCTGCGTCGTGCGCTTGGCCTGGCGAGCGTACGGGTTGTCCCGCACCATCTGCCGTGAACGGTCGCGCAGCTTGCGCAGGCTGGTTTTGATCTCAGCGTCGGCACTGGTGCCGTTGCTGATCCAGTCGCTTGTCAGCCGATTGATGATTGCGCCGGCATAAGTGCGTCGCCGACGACGCGGCTGCTCAGGCTGTGGCTTTGGCCCGAACCCAAGGGCTGTCATGACGCGAGTGCGGATGCCCATTAGCCGTTACCAAAGCGGACAAACAAGTTGTGGGGGTTGCCCAGACCGTTAGCGATCATCGCCGCCTTTTGCTCACGCACCACGTCAGCCTTCAGGCGTGACTCCAGCGCAAGCAGCTCAGACAGGTCGTACCGCTTCAGGCTTCTGGTGCCGATGCGATATTCCTGCACCCCGCCGCCGGTCATCAACGCACGGATTGCCGCTTGGCATGCGTCAAGATCCTTCTGCGCCTGGCTGCGACCATCAAAGGCGCCGGGCTGGCCTGCGTAACTCAGGCTCGGGAGCACCTCCACCTGGCCGGAGCCAAGAGTGGTCTTGTCACCACCAACCGTCTTTGTCGCAACCGCCTGGAAATACCAGATGCCAGCATCAAAGCCAGCAGAGGTGCCAGCAGGGATCGTGAACAACCATCCGTCTCCATCGGCGACACCAGTCACCGTCGAGCCTTCATGGTTGGTGTTGGTGCGCAGGAAGTAGGTGAGGCCGTGACTCGCGCTGGTCAGGGGCGCCCCGAAAACGTCGGTCGTGGCTAGATCACGCCAACGGACGGTGTCACCAGCACGGATCGTTGGAGGGATTCTCACGGCCTCACCATTGGCGAACAAAACTCCGATTTGGAGCCTTGTTCGATCTTAGCGGCGTCTTTCGCTCCCTTTCTACGGGCTTTTCGAGCCGTTTCTCCAGCTGATCCCAGATCGTTCTCCGGTCATACCGCTGATACATGCGATTGAGTCCGGCGTACGCATACACCAGTTCATCTAACGCTTCGTTCCGTTGGCTCGATTTTTTTACCCAAACGCGCTCGGGATAGCCCCTTACGAAACGCGTAATTTGTTTTTCCGCTGTGAGCTCTTCGAAATACTCTTTGCCTGCTTCTGCGTAGAAATGCAGGTAGCCCGGACCTGGTTCGTTGTGTTTCAGCCTTCCAAACAGAAGGCTTTTCACTGTGTCAGAGCCCACTGGGAACACCTCAGCGCCCTTCTTGATCGCTCGACCTTTGAGGTTCAAATCGACCTTGGTGGGCTTGCCGATCGGTGGTTTGCCCTTCTGGCTTTGACCCTTGATCGCAATCACGCCCATGTTCTGGCGTTCGCGGGCGTACTGATACACCTCCATCGTGTGCATACCGCCCGAGTCGATGCAGACCGCATCTGGTCGCAGCTCAGCGCCGAGCGCATGCCTGAACGGCCGCAGCAAAATCTCGTCCAGCTGCTTCCACGGTTCTGGTCGGCTTGGATCGCCGTAGATCACTTCGCGATCGATCAGCCAGCCTTCCTCTTCGCGGCCCCACGCCCACACGCTCAGGCTGAGGCGATCCACCTGCACGTCGCAGCCGATCGTCAGCGCTGATGCCTCCGCAGGGATCATCCGCCTCTCGTAAAACTCTGCCCGCTCCAGCAGGCTGTCGGCGCCAACTTTTGCCGCGTAATCGTCTTCCCAGCACTCGCCGAGCACCGTGTTCACGAACGTCTTCAACGCCTCTGGGTCGCTTTTTGCTTCCAGGAATTCATCGCGCAGGTTTTCCCAGCTTGCGTTCGGGCTGTAGCTGTACGCGGCCCAGATGTGGAAGCTCGCGTGCTTACCGTTGCCCGGTGCAGTCGGCCGCCACTCGCCGCGTTCCACCATCCAGCGCTTTTTGCTGTGCGGGATCAAAACACCGCACTCTTCGCAGGCGTAATGAACGGGTGACACGCTGTCGTCCCAGCGCATGTGCGACCACTTGAGATATTGCATGTGCCCGCAGTCGGGGCATGGCACGAAATAGCGCCTTTGGTCGCCTTGCTGGAACAGACGCTCGATCCGGCTTGCGTCTTTCAGCGTCGGCGTCGACCCGGCCACGATCTTACGGTTCCAGTAATACTCCGTTCGGCGGATGCCGAGCTTGATCTGGTCGCCTTCGGGCCCGGCTGACGGCGGATAGCCATCCGTCTCGTCAAACATCACAATCCGCCGGCTTACACGACGGAAACCACGCGGGCTGTTGGCCCCGACCAGGCCAAGCGTGCCGCCGGGATACTGCTTTTGCAGGATCGTGTTTGCGCCGTCTTTCGCCTTGCTATCGCTCACCAGGCCCTTGAGCACCGGCACGTCGCGCAGCATCGGGGCGATCTCTTCCTTCGAATAGCCCTGCGCGTCCTCGATCGTCGGCTGCACCAGCATCATCGGGCACGGATCCTGGTGGATGTGAAAGGCGATGCAGGCGTTGAGACACTTGGTGTATCCCACCCGAGCGCTCTTCATCACCGAGATCTGCTCGATCGCAGGATCGGTGATCGCGTTCATGATGCCCTTCTGGTAGGGCAGCGTGTGCCAGCGGCCAGCCTCAGCGCTCGACTCCGCAGACAGGTAGAAGTAACGGTCGGACCACTCACTGAGGCTCAGCTTTTCCGGCGGCTTCCACGCACGCAGCGCCGACTTCGCCAGGTCGGTGACTTCAGCCATCGCTCGACAGCTCCTCGAGCGCCTCGCGCACGATGTCCTCCAGCACCACGACCTGGTCCTGTGTCAGATCAGGGATCCGCTGCTTGGCCTTGCTTGGAATGCCCATCACCTTGGTGCGGCTGATCGTGATCACCTCGACCCATTTGGCTTCAACGTCCGCTGCCCTGACCAGCAGGCCCTCCTTTTCCTTGCGCTCCAATTCGAGCAGTTCGGCTTTGAGGTATTCGGTGCGGGCGCGGCTTTCGTTGTAGTCGGGGACGAGCTCACCGGGTTCTGGCGCAGCCAGGCGCTCGACTTCAGGGATCGATCGCTCCCGCTGCGGGCGCTCTGGCGGGAACTCTTGCTCACCCATCGGCGGCTTTGGACCCACGCCAACCTTCTTCATGGTGTTGGCGTACCAGTCCTCGCGCAGCGTCTCGGATTTGATCAGCTCGCGGCCGTCGGCAGTGCGCACGACTGGAAGGCGACCTTGCTTGATCGCTTTGTAGACGGCCGTTCGTGATACACCGAGCGCGTCGGCGGCTTCTGACTTGGTGATGAGCGGCAAGGGGTTTGCCGTGTGGCGTAAACCGATGTTACAGGTTTACA